AATAGTTGCTGCTTGATTCATTACAAAATCTTGCGCAGCCATACCAGGTGAAGGTGTTCTATTTGCTGGTACGGTGCAGAATACATCTTTTGTACCTGCAGCAAAATCTATTTTAGAAGTATTACCTGCTGAATTAGATAACACAGTTGTTCTTGAAAGCGTATCAGGAGAAGCATCAGTAACTGTACCGATACCTACTTCAAATTCCCCTGTTCCTGTATTTACAATAGCATAAAATGTTTGATTAGTAGTACCAACACCTGCAACAAAAGATATAAAATCTTGTGATGCTCCAGCAAGGTTTAAAGTTCCTTGACCGGTAGTGGTAGTAGTTTCCTTTACCCTATCGTTTATTACAAACGCCATTAAATCTCCTAACTAATTCTAAGTATAGCAGCACTTGTAGTAAATGCAGGAAACTGAATTGTAAAAGTTCCAGCTGTAGCTGTTTTGTCTCCTCCGAAATCTAAAACTGCAACTGCTGTATTAGAATTTGATGTATTATAAATCAACGCACCTCTAGCAGTTAATGTAACTCCTGTAAAAGATCTGTCAGCAAAATCAACAATAGCAACACTTGATGCTACTGATGTTTGTTGTGATCCTTTTGCTAATTTTCCTCCACCAGTTGTGTATTGACCTGAATTACTTACTTGGTGATCTGTAGTAAACGAAGTTGTAGATTTTCCTAAAGTTGCAGAACTTGTGTAAAGTGCAATTTTAAATTGATCTCCAGACGTTTGCGTAAAGTTGTGTTTTGCTTCTAACAATTCTTTTTTAAAAGAGTTTGCTATTGCATTAGTTGTTATTGCCATAATTTTTGCTCCTATATTAAGGTGATGGTGATGCTACTTTTATTCTTGGAACACCATCATCATATTCAGCTCTTCTTCTTCTACCTGTTTGTTGAAGAACAAAAGAGTTTATTTCCTCATTATACATGTTTTTATACAGGTTGTACATATCCAAAGGCCCTTTTAAAAAAGAAAAAGCTTCTACTAATACACCATGCAGAAGCATAGCATCTTGGTAGGTAGCTAGATATGTAGTATTTGTTGACGTAAAATGAGGGGGGTCAATTATATAATTTAATTGAACCGCATAGTTGATGTTGGGTGTTGGGGCCACCACTATCGTATTATCATCCCAATTTGCGTAGTATTTAGGCTGTCCTGTAGTTCCTGAGCCATTAAACTCTGTAATAAAACTTGTATCTCTTTTTTCCATAAAAGTTCTTGCTGAAGTATTAGTGGTGTCAGCAAATACTTGTAAAGAACGAATAATTAAAAATTCAGATGGTGTTACTAGATATCTTTTATTTGCTGTAAACGATGATGTAGCATATTTTCTTATGTCATCATAATCTACTTTACCAGCAACGTCTAATTCAGTGTTTCGTATAAATTGATCTATAAGAGTATCACTTAAAACGTTACTATCTACTTCTGTATAAGCTCTTACTTGTGTTTGAAAATTCGAATAAGTTATAGCCATTACGTTATACTCACTGTTACATTACCAATTGCAGTTTCTGCTGAAAAACTTGTTAATGAAGTTCCAATAACATTATCACTTGAAGAAGGTAGCATGCTAAAGCTGTTAAATTGTGGTAAATTATCTGGATTGTTATTTATGTACAAAGTAAAACTTTTTGTTAAGTCAGGTTTTTGAGGTCTCGCATCTAATAAAGCTTGTGGATCTGAACCATATACTTTTGGTGTTAACTGAGGATGTTTAGCTTCAAATTCTGAAATATGTACAATAGAACCATTCCATTCTTTTACCATTTCAGAATAAGGAAATGCTTGACCGGATCTATCTGATATAGCTTGTGAATTTTTACCTTTTGCAAATCTTCCCATTAGTTCCTCGTTGGATAATAGTTAGCTGGTGATATAAATACTGAAGTTCTTTGACCATCTTCATCTAATGCTCTTTTTAATTCATCTTCATAATACATTTTTAAAGATTGTGTTCTTTCAGGCGAATACTTTTGAGATAAATAAAAAGCTAATCCTGAAATCATACAAGGTAAAAATCTAAAAGGAATATCTGGGTTGTTTGTATATGCTCCTGCATCTTCTATTCTGTTTAAAGTGTAGTAACATAAATGAGTGTATGTAGATGCATCAGGTGTCAGATACAAAGTGATTGTCGGTGTTGTCTGTCTATCAACATAATATTGTGATGGTTGACCTTGAGCACCTTTATTAGGTAAAGCTGCATATGTAGATCGATCTATTTTGGATAATGTTACGTCAGTCACATTTGATCCTGGTGCTGAAGCTGTTGAAACATAAGCTTCTAAAACATCGTTTGTAGATGTTGGAGTTGTGTAAGTTGCTGTGCCTGCAGTTAATGCTTGTACTTGTTTTTCAACTTTCCAGAGATGGACACCTCTGTTTCCCCATTCTGAAAACAAAACGTTTAAACCACGTCTTGCTTTTTTTAAATCATAACCAGAATTTGTTGAAAGGCCACATCTCTCGTATGCTTCTTCTACGATGTCATCAATCGATAAATCGAATGCTGTAGTTCCTGATGTAGCCATTTAAACATATTCCTATTTTTTTAATTTTTTTGCAATCATAGCACCTAAAACTGCTTTTTTAGGTTTTGTCATTCCACCTTTTTTATACATAGGTTTTTTTGACATTCCGCCACCCATCATTTTTTTCTTAGCTACGCCGCCTTTCATCATTTTGCCCATAGCCATTTTCTTTTTAGGTTTTATTTTATCCATTAGTATACTCCTTTAAAGTTATTACCTCGAATAGCAGCACCGCCACCTCTAGCCATACCACCTTGTTTCATTTTTTTTGATTTACCCGTAGCACCTGCAATTTTATCTGCATAGGTTATTTTATCCCTAGGCTCAGCTAGTGCTGCGAATTTTTTTTGTTTAGGTGTTTTAGGCATCATACCACCTTCAGCAAATCTTTTTTTACCTTTTTTATTCATTTCAATTATTTTTTTAATACCAGGATAGTCTTTTATTTTACCAATACCGATAGCAATTTTTTTAACTTTGATAGGTTTTTTAGCACTTCCACCTTTGTTCATTTTTTGCACATCTCCTCCTTTTTTCATTCCAGGAAGTTTAGGTTGTGTTCTTACCGGTTTATTTCTTTTTTGACGTTCTTCACGATCTTTTTTAATTTTTTCAATAATTTTTTTTATTGAATCTCCGATTGGTTGTAGACCTTCTCTTCTTGGCATAGTTACTCCTATAAAATTTTATACTTTGTTGAATCTATTATACCACCTTGATTCTTCTTTGCAAAGGTACTTACATTCGTAGGTTTTCCCCCTACACCCTGTGCTCTACTTCTCTTTCTTGCAACAGCAGAACGCCTTTGAGAGTCTGTCATACGGGCGGCTTTTGCAGCAGGCACGCATTTGGGGTATTTTCTTTTTGATCCACTTGCAGATTTTCTTCCACATTCTTTAAATCCTCCGCCTTTCTTTTTAGAGCCAATATCGACCCATTTTTCATTAAACCACTTTGTTAATCCACCTGACTTCATAGCTGGAACACAGTTAGGAACTAATTTCCCACCTTTTTTCTTCATGCCTTTTTGCATGTATCCATCCCAACATGTTCCTTGTTTAGACATAAGTAAATTTTGTAGTATCTATGATACCGCCTTTTGCTTTTCCTGCTGGTTTAGGACCTTTGAAATCTTTTCTTCTTACACCAGACGGATCCTTGATTTTACCTGCACAAATTTTACTAGCGTAGGCGTTAGCATATGCTGAGGGATATACCTTAAATTTTCGCTTCGCCGCAGCCTTACCTCTCGGACATAATTTTGTCATTGTTGCTCCTGTTATAAAGTTTCTTTGACTGTACCACTTTTGAACGAAATCGTCTAGTCCTGACGTTGAATGCCTCTGGATTTTTTATAGATTGCTTTTTCTTTTTTCTAGACATATCTTATTTTTTCCGGATTCTAGCTCATAAAATTCAAAAGGCTCCAAAGCGCTTTTTATTAAAGGCATATTGTATTTAGGATAGTCATCAAATACAAATCTACAATTAGTTCCAGATCGATTTGCAAACCAAATAGCTTCAGTCAATACATCTCTAGTCATATGGGGGCCATCAAAATGAACAAAACAATAAGGACTATAATGATGATATATATTCATGAAGTCAGTATCAGTTATTGCAAACAACTCAAAATTTTTATAACTTGATAAATCTTTTTGAAGACGATCTTTCATTTCATTTGTATAATCTGCAGTGTATGCTGGACCATTGTCATAATGCTGATATTTTAGATTAGCATATGGATCGATACCATAATGTTCATGAGGTTCTAATGAGTCAAGAATAATTTTAGATCCTAAACCTTCTCTTACTCCAATCTCACAACTTAATTTATAGTTATTTAGATTTGATAATCCTTTTGCCCACTTTTCTAGTAACTCGTATTCTGAGCTGTCTCCTTTTATCATTTTTACCTTTCCTAGCTCCTCTTAATTGACCCTCAACTTGTTTTGGCATTTGTGCTCTTCCAATTGGCATTATATTATATCCTTTGCACTTCCTAGTACAGGTTTATATTTAGTTTTTCCTTCTGATTTGAAAGCGTGTAAAAATGATGCTCTTGGTTGGTCTGGTATCCACGAACAATGTATCCATCCGCTGTTAGGTTCACCTGGAGTATAGAACTCAAGGATGAGCTGGTCTGGCTGAAGGTTTGATTTTATCCAATCAAAAAGTTCAGCGTTGTCTGTGCCGACACATTCGAA